TGCTGCACAGTCTGATATAACATCAGTAGAGACGGAACCCGACACCGACGAGAACGAAACCGAAGAAGAAACTACAGAAACCCCAGAGGAGTCACCCGTCATGGAAAACCAAACACCAGCAGTAGAGGCATTAACACCTACAGCGCCTTTGTGGGCAACTGCAAAACCACAATTTAAGTTGCCATCACCTAGCGAATACATTGCAGCAATGGCAGCAGGCAGCAGCACGTTTGCTGAAATGAACGCACGCATTAAAGCAGCTGCGCCAGACATTACCACCGGCGACACCGCTGGTATCCTGCCCGAAATTATCACCGGCAGTGTGTACGACTCGCTGAACCCGATTAGACCTTTTGTTTCTGCAATCGGGACAAAAGCAATGCCAACTGCTGGCGCGACATTCCGCCGTCCAAAAATCACGGTTCGCCCAACAGTTACACAGCAGCCAACCGGTCAGCTCAACACGCTCGACCCATCAACCGTAACAATTACAAACAACGACGTGAGCAAACTTACTTTTGGTACTTACGTAACTGTTTCAGAACAAGACCTTGACTGGACAGACCCCGCGTCTATCAACATTATTCTTGAGCAGTTGGCAATCGCCTACGGTCAAGCAACCGATAACTACGCGGTAGACACTTGTCACGCAGCAATCACACAGACCAGCAGCGTTGCAGACACAGCAGTAGGCGCTGACTGGGTAATCGCAATTTATGAAGGCGCCCGCCAAATCTCAGCAAGCTCTAACTACTTGCCGACCCACATGGTCGTAACCCCAGCCAGTTGGGCGGCTCTTTCGAGCGCTGTAGACGACTCAGGCCGTCCGCTTTTCCCATACGCTGGTGCAGCAAACTTGAGCGGCCAAAACGCCGCAGGTACAGCCGCAGCAAACACTTGGAACGGCAACCCGCTTGGCCTCGTTTTGGTAGTTGACAAAAACGCGCCTGGTTCATTCATGGGACACGCAGCAGGCCCAGCCGCAGGCTTTGAGTTCTACGAGCAGATGAAAGGCGCCATTTCGGTAGACGTGCCAAGCACGCTCGGCCGCACTATCGCTTTCCGTGGTTACGCCGCCAGTTTCATGGCAGACGCAACCAAGTTCGTTAAGTTCGTCTAACCCGAAAGGCGGTTATCCGCCATGGCGGTTTACTCAATCACGCATAAGCAAATCGTTGATAATTACGGCGTTTTGCAACTGCTCACTAACGCGCTGGTACAGCCCGGCGACAGCATCACAGTCGCGGCCGTTGACGCAACATTCAACGGTACGCGCACTGTCTATGCTTGCCCGCAGTTCTATTACTTAGGTGTAGACGAGTACGGCGACCTGCTTTTTAACTATGACTTGCCATTACCTAACCAAGTCTTGTTTAAGTTGACAGCGGCAGACGTCGAGCGCGGGCCAGCCACCGGCACGCTAACTTTTGCGCCTACTTGCACTTGGATTACAGCCGGGCAAATTGAGGACTGGCTCGGAATAGGCACCGCTACGGCCGCCGACACCACATTCTTGACACAGTGCGCGTCAGCTGCAAACGCGTTTTGTTTCCGTCGTAGGCAAGAAGCTGGTTACATTGACGCATTGGCAACTAGCCCAAGCGGTGACGTAACGCTCGGAACTATCCAATATGGGGGCATGTTATATAGGCAGCGTGGCAGCATTGACTCGTTCGCCAGTTTTGGCGACGGTGGTGCGGTGACCGTTACGGGCCTCTCAGGCGTCATTAAACAACTGCTTGGCATTGACAGACCGCAGGTGGCCTAGCGCATGCCAGTGACCTTTACAGACCTCTTTAACGAGGCTCTAGACGACCTAGTAGCAACGCTCACGGCAGTTAGCGGGCTTCAAGTAGTGAACGACCCGCGCAACCTTGTGCCGCCATGCGTATTTATTGACGCGCCAACATTCGAGGCGTTTAACTTTAACATTGTAAAAATGTTGTTTCCCGTGCGCTGCATCACTCTTGGCCCAAACAACCTAGACGCGCAACGCTCACTGATGAACCTTGCCGCCAAAGTTATTGGCGCTAAAGTTGGTGTGCAGGACGGCCGCCCAACCATCGCCATTATTGGTGGTGCTGAGTATCCGGCCTACGACTTGACCATAGCCATGCAGGCCCAAACCGGTTAGGAAAACATGTACGTAGTAAACAGTTCCAGAGTCGGCATCGTCGGCGAACCTTTTAACCCAGACGGCCACGACGTCGCCTACCTTTTGGCTGGCGGTTTCATTGTCGAGAAATCACACACCAAACCCGTAAAATCTGCTAAAACAGAACTAGAAGAAACACCCGAGGAGTAAACCCCATGCCTACCAGTACCTATCTTTCAAACCCAGACGTTCTTATTGGCGCGGTTAACGTGTCAGACCAGTGCACAAGCGTGACATTGAACTACACGGTAGAAGCACTCGAAAGCACCGCATTTGGCGGCACTGCTCGCGTTTACACCGCTGGCCTACAGTCCAACGAACTTACGCTAACAATGTATGCGAGCTACGCATCGAGTGAGTCTTACGCAACATTGGCACCACTGGTCGGTACACAAATTGCAACGATTATTGTTTCGCCAGCTGCACCAGCAACACCCGGTACGTACACGGCTACAAACCCCGGCTTTACTATTTCGGGCGGTTATCTTGAAACGCTCCCGAGCATGAACGCCTCGATGGGCGAACTTGCCACCATGGATATTGTTATCCGCGGCGGCACCTACACCGTAGACGTAACCTGATAACAACTAACCCGAAAGGTAGCCCGACATGCAGTTAAGGCTAAAAGTACAACGACAAAACGAAGACGCCTACGAGGTAACCACTAACCTTGCGGTCATTGTCGCATGGGAACGGCGTTTTAAGCGCCGCGCCAGTGACCTAGGCAGCGGCGTTGGCATGGAAGACTTAGCCTTTATGGCATACGAGGCCAGCCAACGCTCTGGCATTATTGTGCCCGCATCGCTCGACGCGTTCATTAACACCATTGAGAACCTAGAAGTAGTAGACAGCGAGCCGGCAACTTTTACCGTGCCGGAACTATCCGGCGACAGTTAGCAGAGCTTCTATTACACACGGGCTGGTGGCCCCCAAGTGTAGACTTTGAGTTACCAGACTTAGCCACCGTGATAGATGTACTCGAAAGGCAGCGTAAACAAAATGCCCGCTAGCGCGTCTTATCAAGTTTACGGTATCCAAGAGGCACTAGCTGAGATAAACAAGGTTGACCGCGTTTTACGCCGGCAGATTACTAAAGACATTCAGTCTGGCGCTGGCACCAAACTTGTGACGGCGGCTCGCTCGTTTATTCCGACCGCTAGCCCGCTTTCGCGCATGGTGAATGGCAACATGATTAAAGGCCGCGACGGCACGGGTTGGTCACGCGCCCGTGTTCTCGCTGGCATACGCACCGTGGTTGGCAAACGTGGCCAGCGTGCCCGCACTGTAAGGTTCTCTAACGGGTCTACAGCCGATTTCAAGGCGACGCAATACCAGTTGCTGGTTCTACAGCAGCGAGACGCCGCCGGCGCTATCTGGGACCATGGCGGCATACAACGTGGCGGCCAGTTTGTAACCAACCTTATTGCTGAAGGCGAGACCGTCGGCCCACGTACAGCGCCCCGCGCATTGCAACCAGCTGCCGAAAGTGTGCTACCCGCTGTCGAGGCTGAAGTAGACAAGATAGTCGAGCGCGTTATGACTATTGTTAACCGTAACCTCGTACAAACTAGGACGCGCTAATGGCAATTAATATCCCCATCATTTCAAGCCTAAACACTAAAGGTTTTGACGCTGCCAAAAAAGAGTTTGCCAGCCTGCAAGGTTTCGGCGCGAAGTCTGGTTTCTTGCTACAAAAAGCCATGGTTCCTGCTGCCGGCGCGGTCAGCGCATTGGCTGGCGGTTTGCTACTTGCATCTAAAGCCGCTATCGCAGATGAGCAGTCACAAAAACTTTTAGAAACACAGCTACGCGCAACGCTCGGGCCTAACCAAGCGTTAGCCGACTCGATGGCCGACTTTGTTGACCAAACACAATTAGCAACTGGCGTGGCCGACGATGAGCTACGGCCCGCACTTGCCGGCTTAGTGCGGTTTACCGGCGACGCCACCAAGGCTCAAGAGTTGTTAACGCTCAGTATTGACGCGTCAAAAGCGACCGGTAAAGATTTGGCCGCTGTCAGCACGGCTATTGGGCGTGCGTATGACGGCAACTTTACAAGTCTAAAAAAGTTGGGTATTCCACTTGACGAAAACATAATTAAAACAAAAGACTTTAAGGCTGCACAAGAGGCGCTTACCACACAATTTGGTGGCGCGGCAGCCGCTAACGCAAACACGTATGCAGGCCGTTTGCAGATACTCAAAATACGTTTTGACGAAATGGTAGAAG